TTCCTCCTTTTTTTATAATTTGCTATTTCCACTTTCCGATAGCCAAGTAAGACGCAGAAACGTTTCCGGGAGCATTTGTTCTAGCTTTAAATGTTGTTCCACTTGTCGTTTCGCCCGAAGCTATATAAGTACCACCATTTACTGTAAGTATCAAAGAAGTGATTCCTCCCATATTTATTCCGTAATTGTTCATAGTTCCTGATGGACTTGCTATACAAGTTCCAAATCCTAGAATGATTCCGTTTGAAAATTTAAGATAGTTGTTTCCGACTTCCAATAATCCTTCCACTTTGTCCGAAATTGGCTTATTGCTTATCGCCCTGAATTTCGTAACATCGTTATATGTCAAGTTTGTATTTTCTATGCATTCGTAATAGAACTTGGTAACGTTGTCGTAATAAAACTTGCCTTTAGTTTTATTACTCACGTCCTGTATATTTCCACCAAACTCCATTCCTATTATTTCGGCTAGACGGTTGCCTTCAAGGGCTGTACCTTTTTGTAATCCGTATAAAGTGCTATCTGACAAGACAAATGAATTATTCTTAAAGTTCAGCAAATATTCCTTTTTATCTTTCAAAATCCCTTTATCAACTTTATCCAGTAAATTATTTTTTAATTGATGAATCTGATATTCTGCCCCACCTAATTTTAAAAACACATCCTCAAATTGGTTTTCCCCATCGATTCTAACTAATAGTTTTAATCCGTCAAACACTCCAAATTCTTCAATTCCACTTAATGCTACCTCATAAATATCTTTATTTGTTCCTGCTGTTCTGGTCGCATTTAATGTATGCACCAAGCCTTTTTGCAAGTCATTCATAATTTGAGCTGTTAAGGTTGTTCCGATTTGACTTGCGGTCTCCTCGCCTTTCCAAATGTGTCTCACTAATCCTGCTCCGACATCATTGGCATTTTCAACTTTGTAAACATCCAAATTAGATCCTACCCAGTCCTTTATCTTTTTTAACATCTATCTTACCCCTTCCTGTGTAATTACATTCATTCTAGCCAAATTACTTTCATAATTTTTTTGCTGCAAAATTTCATCATAAAAACTATCCTCAGTGTTCAACATTCTTTTCAATCCTACAAATGCTCTATTTGAAATATAATTTGCCGTCTGTACCCTGTATTTAAAATCAATCGTTATTTCAACCCCTTTCGCCCTTATTTCAAGCAAAATATTTAAAACACTTTTTTTAACATGCGTTGGCAATCTTTTGCTCAAAACTATATAAATACTGCCAGCTTTTTCTTTGTAAAATTGTGTTTCAGAATTTCCTTTAAAACTTCCATTTTTCACATTGAAATCAATATCTTTATTATTAGTTTTTATAATTCCTTCTTTAAAAATAAATATATTCTGTTCATAATTTTCAATTATGATTTTTAATACATTTATTATTGTTTCAAAAGTTGCATTTCTACTTTTTCTTGATATTTCTGCAAGTATTCTTTTTCTATACTCTTCATCGCTTTCTCTTGTATTTCTTTTCAAATTGAACGATGTGCCAAACTTATCCAAAACATATCCAGTCGCCTTCATAATATCCAGAGACTTTAACAACTCATAAATTCCTTTGCTCACTTGTCTTATTTCTTCTAGGTAAAGCTCTAGCAAAAAATAATTGTTGCTCCCCCTATTCCTTTTATACATATGTGGAAATTTGCTGATTATTTCATCTGCATATTCTTTGCTGTCTTTATACATAAAACACCTCGATGTTATTTTCATTGATTTGGAATTTTTGCCCTACTGGAACATTAAAAACTTTATCAAAATTTTGAGTTGCTACGCTGGATTCTGTTAATCCCATTTTTAGATTAATTTTTCTTATGTCGTCAATTCCCAAAATTTCTGAATATGTTTTTAAATAGCTGATAGATTCCCCTGTTTTAAGATTATTTATATAGTTCAATATTTCTTGCTTTATTTGTGGTGTCCAACGATTATCTTTTTCATCAGAATTTTTTGTTTCTAATACTTCGACTTTAATTAATAGCGTGCTGTATTTAATGATGTTGTAAATTATTTTCCTCTCAAACACATCTCTTTTCAGTTTTTTCTCAAAAGTCTGTGCATTAGAATCTGCAAGAGTCAATATTCCATCCGCTTTCAAATCTAATATAGTTTCAAAAATCTTGTCATCAGGAGTTCCTTCGAGAAATATTTTGATAGTTCCAGCTTCTGTTGCTGGTTCTGTTTCGGGATCTAGTATTAATACATTCTTTACATTTTCTAATGCCATAAGTCCGTTATACAACGCTGAATGTGTGGCAGTCTGTTCGATGGCCTGCTTTCTTTTTAATCTTGCCCTGTAAAGACTGTCGTTTTCATCATCTGCTCCACCGGTTATATCGACATCGTTTGTAATCTTGGCAACTCCGCCATATTCAGTTGTAAATGAAACATCACTTGTAATATTGCTTTCATCTCCAATTTCAACTGCTTGAATAAAGCCCACTCCGTAATATTCGTTATTATCCAGTTTATCTAATGTAACGTTAGATAATAATCTGTATTCTTTTTCAGCATATTTTATAATAGTTTGTGCTGGTATAACTCTATTTCTTTCTCCTGTTATTTTTACCTGCCCAGTTGCATAAGCTCCTGGATTTCGTGGAGTTCTTAACAAAGTTCCGAAATAGTCCAAATAGATTCCAGTTGCTGTATTTAGGTTCATCTGATTATTAAAGTCCAAAAGCTCTTCCCATAATTTTGATAATTCAAACCCTATTGCTTCAGAATGAATACCTTCGGGCGTATTAAAGTCAAGCGTGTACTCATTATCCTGTAATCTTACCTTGTATCGTTTCTCTATATCTTTCATAATATCTGAAAAACTTTTCAATACAAATCCTGTATCTGTTACTCCAAAATCCATCGTTCCCCCTTTCCTAAATTGTCAAAGTTTTTCCATTTTTTAACAATATCTCTACATCGAAATTATAATTCCCAGTTCTATTTTTAAAATCACTTTCAAATTTTGTTATTTCTGCAACATCTTCATCTGCCAAGATAGTTTCCTTCACTTGAGTTTCAATATTAAACTTTTCCAGCAAATTTCCTATCTGTCCATTGTTTTCGTTTCTTTTGATCCAGTAAATACCTTCATTTTTGTGCAAAAACCACTCATTAAAGAACAATCTCAACTTATTCTCAAGCCTTAGCCTTATTTTCTCTATTTCGGAACTTAACACTATGCTTTTGCCTATTACAACATCAATTTCTTTGTCGTCGTTTTTTTTGGTTTGCCAACTTTCAACACTTTTCATTTTTACCTCCTAATCCAACGGCATTCCGCCATTAGTGTGTGTTAAAAATGATTTTCCACCAATCGTAGCATCTCCGCTCACTTTCAAATCTCCCTCAATCTTTACTGCTCCGCTTATATTTATAGAACTGCCTTTTACGGTAACTCCACTATCATTTATCGCTACAAGCGTTCCGCCGTAAGCAATGTAGAAGTCGTTTGATATATTTTTTTCTGCGTCGCTCGTTATCTGCCCGACTACAATAGCATTATTTATGTCAAATTTAGCACTGGAGTTTGGCTCGCAAGGTTCGGAAGCGTTTCGTGCGTTGAACGTATCGTGCTGACAAAATGCTACCAAAACCTTGTCGTTTACAGATAACGGAGCATTTATTTTACATTTGCTGCCCCAAAATATTGGAGCAATCGGCACATTCTCAATTACTTCTACTTCATCACGAGTGCCAAAAAGCTCGGGGATATCGAGCATTTGTATGCTGCAAATCATATTTGAATTATCCACTTCCATAATTTTGGCTATTGCAAGAGTATTTAAATTATCAAAACTTCCATTTATCATATTTTCAATATGATCCCCTACTGTCTTTTTTCTCATTTGTTGCCTCCTGCTCCGTATTTATTTACAATTCTATCCCAATCTGATTCTTTTTTCTTTCCACCACTTTTTGTAGTGGTTTTTTTACTGCCTTTCTTCGTTTCTTTTTTGCTGTCTTTTCGGCTTTTTTTCTCTTTATTTTCTTTATCCTTTCCATCTTTTTTACTTTTTTCTTTATTTTTTTTCTTTTTAGAAGATTTTTCATTTTTACCTTTCTTACCTGTAACAATCTCGATTTCATTAGCCTTTTTAGTTTCCTCATCATCAAATTTAGTTCTTATTTCCAGTTCTGTATAGGCATCTGTTTTAAAGTTCATCACATGCTTGCCTTTTGTAATAAGATACTCCCCTTTAATTTCAAGCTGTTCAAAAGCTTTCTTCAAATCAAGGTTAATTTTAAAGCCTTCCTGAAATCTATGGTCAAATATTGCTTTTAAGGTATAAGTTCCGTCATTTTCCTTGACATCTTGAAATCTGTTTGGATCAAATTCTAAAACACCTCTGTTTATCTTGTCTCTTGGCTGAAACGTTACAACTCCATTTGTTATAAAAAATACACTTTTTGTATCTTTTGCCAGTTCCTTGAAAATATGTTTTACGTTATTGTGTAAGGTTTTTCCGTCCTTATAGTCAATATCTTTCCCAAGCTCTATTTTTCCAGCCTTTAATTTATCCAGCTTTGATAAAATAAGTTTTATAATTGTGCTTGCCTTAGTTCCTTTTCCAGCTTTCAAATTAATTTTTGTATCCTTATATTCATTGTTGTAAGTATTGCAAGTTATCTCAAATTTCTTGTCAGCATTGTTCCAGCTCCCTTTCAGACTTTCAATAATACCTTTATAAATAACTCCAATATCCTTGTTTTTTCCATCGTTCCAGTATCCTGCTTCAATAACTACTTCCACGCCTTTTTTCAGTTTCTTAATTATTTCATCTGTTAGGTTGTAGATAACTATTTTGGCAATATTCGTACTCTCGGTAATATCGAACTCTGTTTCTATCTCGAAATCAGGCGATGAATCAACACCATTTTCAACTTGAAACCTTTCAAACTCAATTTCTTCTGTTTCGCTTCCGTTTTTCACTTTAAACGTTACTTTTGCATATCTGTCCCACAGAATATAATAATTATTGCTATTTTGTGTATTTTCAGCCATTAAACCACCACCATAATATCTTGCAGCACTCCAGCTGTTTCCGTTGTAAACTCAACATCAAAACCATTTAAATTAATCGGCAAGGCTAGCATCTTAACATTTGGAAATTCCTTATATCTTCTCCTGCATATCAGAAATAAATCTTCATAAGCATTAATTCTCTGTCCAATATGCAAATCCTCATTATCGCTCTTTATATCCAAATACCAAAGCCCCCTGATGTTATAAATATCCAACGTTGCTACAAGCGTCTTTTCTCCATCATCAAGCAATATTTTATAACTGCTCTTGCCGTTTTCTTTGTACGTAATATCAAAACTGTATAATTTTTTCATTCTATAACATCTCCTGCTCTAGGATCAATTTCAAATTCATTTTGCATTGATTCATTCAAATTGACTTCCGTAACTTCCTTGTTCTGCGTACTTGCTTCAGGAACGTATGCTTCCGTTGTTGTTTTTCCGTCAGCTGTAGTAAATTTAAGCAAATTTATTTCTTTCAGATTTATTGAAACCTTAATACTTGTGTGGCTTTCGTAATTTTCGGCATAGCTGACACTTGTGATTGCAAGAGGAGCATAAACTTTATTTAATTTAGTGTACATAAACATTGTATAATTTCTTTTTCTTGATTCTTTAACAAGTTTTTCAAGCTCATCTTTCCATTCTTTACCATGCAAAATTACTTCGATTTTTAATGTATAAGGATTTACGAACATATTTTCATTGAAATTGTCTTTCAAATACGATTTGTACCCTGTTATCTCATTATCTTGGCTGTAATCAGTTGACAATACTAAAAGGGGTATAGTGCCTAAAAATCCATTAGGCTTAATACCAAAATATTTTAAATACAGTTTTTCAAGTTTATCTTTCTGAACTTCAAATTCAGCAAACTTTGTCTTTAAAAAATCTAATACTTGCATCCTATCCCCCTTTTACACTATCCCTAATTTTTCAAGTTCACGTTTCAATTCCTGTAATGTTTCATCAGTTCCATTAACATTGAATACAAAGTGATTATTATTTGTAACAACTGCTCCTGTTTCTTTTGTACCTCCACGTGTATTTTTCTTGATTGATTTTAAGTTCCCTAACATATCACGAGTAGTGGTATTTCTAGCAATCATGCTTCCGTTAGGTAGCCATATCGCCTCATCTCCGTGTTCGTCTGTAGTAGTCATATTGTTATAACGCCACCCAGGAAAATAATCTGTTCCCGTTGCCATAGTTCCGTAAGTAGGTATTTTATTGCCCATTTTGTGCTTCATTCTTTGTGTATCTACAGCATTTTTATAACTGCTTACAACTTTTCCTGCATGATCTAATGCTCCACTAATATCTCCGTTCAAAAGAGACTTCATTGCCGCTCCAGCTTCTCTTGCTGCAGCTATCAATCCGCTTATTTTCCCAATCATTTCACTAATAGCGTTTCCAACTACAGTTTTAACAGCGTTCCAAACTCCATTAACTATATTTCTGAATGTCTCATTTTTTTGATAACATTCAACAAGCCAACCAATAAACGCACCTATTGCGGCTCCGATTGGTCCACCCAGTAAAAGTCCTGCAATCAATCCTATTGCTACTTGCCAATGTTGTTTTATTTGATCCCATATAAGATTCACTCCATCTCTAAACCAAGTTACGTGATTATAAAGCCAAGTAAGTCCCGCCCAAATTATCAATAAAGCACCTACTATCAATAAAGCCATCCATGTATACGGATTCATCATAGCAACGGCATTTAATGCAGCCTGTAAAGCAATTAATCCTTTAAGTATTATCATAGCACCTGCTAAAATCAAAAATGCTTTCCCCAAAGTTTCCACAGTTCCTTTATTTTTCTCTACCCATTTAGACATCTCTTGTATTTTTTCAGTAAATTTTTCTACATTTTTCTTGAATGATTCCAATTTTTGTTTCACTTCATCAGCAGTCATTCCCCATATTTTAGTCTTGTCCTTTGCATCGCTTGATTTCACGCCGAAGCCAAATATCGCTCCAATAACAGCCATTATTAAATCGCCGATTGCTCCTAATGCAGCTCCTAGACTTTGCAACGCCGATTCCCAGACTTTGCTTACATCAGCGTTTTCCTGTAAATAATCCTGCCATTGCTTAAATAGATTAAATATCACAACTAATCCAACCGCCAACAGCCCATAAAGAACTAATTTAAATAAACTTACACTTGCAATTGCTTCCTTTATTCCGTTTATAAAAGGCCCAATACTTGCTTTCAACTTCTGAAAAACTAATTCTCCTACAACCAACGCTCCTAAAACAGAAACTAATTGCAACAGCCAAGGGGTTTTTTCGGCAACCATTCCTATTGCCTCAGCAATTCCCATAAACAGTCCTGCAACTGGAACTAATAAAGGCTCTAATGAATCAAATACTGCTGCAAACGTACTTGACATAGTCCCCATTAATGTTTCGACCGCTCCAGCACTTCCTTGCATCATAAACTTACTTAATTTTTCAGCTGCTCCGCTACTGTTTTTTATTTCGTTTTGAAGTTTTTTTAAATCTTCAATACTTCCATTTAACAAAGTATTTACAGCTCTTCCACCTTGCACTCCAAATATAGTTTTTAAAACTCCAGCCTTGTCAGCGTTTCCCATTTTGTCAGTTACACCTTTTAGCCGCTCCAAAATAGAAGTCATATCCTGCAAGTTTCCTTTTTCATCTGTAACTTTACCAATCAATTGTTCTAATTTATCTCGTTTTTTAAAATCTTTCATACTTTCAAACATTTGATTCAATCCTGTTCCAGCTGTAGAACCTATTAATCCGTTATCGTTCATTTTACCAAGCATTGCATAAACTGTTTCCATAGGAACTCCTAATGCTTTTCCAGAAGCTCCAACGTATTTGAACCCTTCAGCAAGTCTTGGCAAATCCGCCGCAGTATTTTTAGATGTAACAGCTATCATGTCAGTTACTTTTTGTGCTTCTTTTGCAGATAACTGATAAGAATTCATGTGCATTTTTACCATTTCAAGTGCTGGTGTGATGTCCGAATTGAATGCTTGTGCTAAATTTGCAGCCGATGGAATAATTTCTTTCATCTCATCTTTTTTTATTCCTAAAGTTGCTCCTGCGTTTATAGCCTGTGCAACATCTAAATTATTAAATTTAGTCGCCCCACCAACTTGTTTTGTAAGTTTCCTGTAATCTTTCAAGTCAGTTCCAAAACCTCCAGTCTTAGCAGAAGCCCCACGTAACTCATAATCAGTCTGTCCGTATTCCTGCAACGCTTCCATTCCAGCCTGTGTAATAAAACTTCCAGCCTTATACAATGCTCCATCACGAACTTTATTTAAAAGCCCCTTGACTTTTTTCATTGCACTGTCAGCACCTTTTGCAACGTTTTTTAGAGGGTCTTTGACTGATTTTCCGACTGCTTCCTTTGCCTTGTTCAGTTCATCCATTTTCTTTTTGGCTTCCTGTGTCTCTCTCTTTACATTATCCAGTCCGCTTTTTACATTTTTACCTGTTCCAAGCGACTTCATCATATCCTGTGCTGTTTTAAGCTGTGATTTTAATTGATTTCCTTGAGACTGCAAATGTTTCTGCATGTGCTGAATTTGCTTATTAAAATTATTTAAAGTAACTTTATCTAATGCTTTGGCTAGCCTTTCAGCTTCCTTTTGCATAGACTGTATCCATTGCTTTGCATTCTTGTCTTTTATTACAAATTCCAACTCATAAGTAACTCCTACTCCGCTAGCCATTTCATCTTCCTTTCTTCATTTTCTTCTGTTCCCGCTCTTTTATTTTCTGTATTTCCGTATCATAGAAACACATCTTCAAAAATGTTTCAAATTCCTTTTCAGGAATATCATTTTTGTTATATCTTTCCAAAAATTCAAATGAATTAAAACTTTTAAAATTATCATTTAATTCAAGCTGAAATGCCAAATTTTCAACTTCTGTTATTTCTTTTAGCATTTCATCCTTATTAATATACATTTTCCCTTCATAGAAAAAAGCAGGGTTTCTATTTAAGGAAGGGATTTCTTACCACTTCCGACAGGAAAGTAGCTAATTCCGCAATTTCACTTGCTGGAAAATCTTCGATTTCAAATTTTGGCAATAATCCATCATTATAGAAATCAGTAACTGTGTCAGCGAACGAAAATATCCCTTTACCAGTTCCAGGATCAAGTTCCATTTTAGAATATCTAATCGCCTGTCTTGTTGACGGATATTCACAAATCACATCTTTCGTTTTGCCGTCCCAGTCAATCAAAGTGTGTTTAAATATCTGTTTAGGTCTTAATCCGCCTTGCTGTTTTATTCTTCTTCTTTCGGCTTCATTTCTTCTTTTTTTGACTTCTTCAGCCGTTTCCTCTGTTGCAATAGCTTTAATCGTTGCTGCTTCGTTCTTAACTTCTTTATTTTCAACTGTTATATTTTCATTATCTTGTGTAATAGGTGGCAATCCAGCCATTTCTCTTGACATATTAATTGCTTTTTCTTCTTCTTCATTATATTTTCTTTCTAAATTCATTTTGTTTCTCCTTATATGTTTTAATTTTATTTTTTGTAACAAAAAAAATCACAATCAAATTAATGACTGTGATTTTATGTTTCTATTTAATTTTCAATTTGGTCTAGTAAATTTTCAACTTCAAATGTCATTCCAGAAAGCTCGTCAATCTGATTTGTTATCATTGCCAAGTCCTGAGAAAGTTTACATATTTTTCTATAAGTATCACTTCTTACTTCATTAGCCTTGTTTGCGATTTCTTTTATCTTAGCCCAATGAACTGCTTTATTAAGTGGTATTGAAACTTTGTCACTTTTCGGCATCGGTAACAATCTTTGTTGATTTAACAATCTTTCCATTCTGTTAAATTCGTTTATGTAAGCTAGTTTGAATTTGTTGTGTCCTTGTATATTGAACATGTAAAGGATAAATCCGTCTTTGGTTAAAAGATATTCACGATAGTTTCTATTTCTGCTATCCTTGTAATTACTTGTGAAAATCAATCTACCCAAATCTGGGTTGATTAAAATTTTATCAATGTCTCTTAAAACTTTTTCGTGCCTTTTATCCAATGCTCTTGCAATAACTCTACTACTTACAACTAATCCGTAATTTTCATGTCTTTCTACTTTTACTAAATCCATAATGTTTTCCATTAAATTTCCTCCTAAAATATTGTTTTTTAGAAGTCAATATGGTATAATTCTATTGATGAGGTAGAAATACCATAAGACTTCTTTGCAAAGAGGTCTTATTTTTTATTTCTCCTCACTTTCCAAATCTTTTTTTATCAAATTTAAAATATATTCTTTTATCCCTATTCCCATATT